CTCCAACAACTATTTGTAGTCTATATGCGTTGGTTGTTGTTCCATTTCTTGAAATAATCCAGGCATAGGTGTCTGGAGTACCATCAACTGCCATCATTAAACCACCCTGAGCCTCTTGAGCTGAGTCTGTAGACCAAGACAAATATGACTGTAGATTTATTATCATTTATCTTATGGGAGTTGGAAAACCCCTCATACCTTCTTTTGTCCTTTTACTAATAAGTTGTTTTGTTTCTTTGTCATGTTTTTTTCCATAGAAGGGATGTGTTTTGCCTTTTAGTGTTATTCTAAGCCCATTTTCTATGTCGTAGTCCCTGTGGCACTTTGGGCAGAGGTACATCCAGTCCTCTATGTTTCTTTTATATTTATGGTCTTTATTCGCTAGGTGTAAACCTTTCTTTATTTCCTTACCATCTATTTCGCAGCTTTCACATTTGTTATCAGAGGGTTTGTTTTTTCTCACCCATTTATGTATTGCTGTGTATCCTGCGTTTTCTTTTATTTTTCCTACCTGGTTAAGAGCTGCACATTTTCTGCACCTTTTAACGTGTTGTCTGCTTACTATTTTATTGCAGTCATCACATCTTTTTTTTCTCTTTAACCAAGTTTGTTTTACCTTTTCTATATGTTTTTTACTCTTGTTCCTTTTGACCACATCTGGTCTCTTTATTGTTTTTGTCATAACCTAGTTATAGGTTAAGGAAGCTGAAATATCAACTCACAATATAAGCCCTTTGCTGGAGTGCTACTAACTGCGTCTATATCTATTCTGATTCTGTCCCCTGTAGCTACATCATCGTTAGCAGTGTCTATAACAGCGGCTGTTGCTGCTGTACTTGAGTCAGTTTCTGCTGAGTCGATAGTAATTACCGTTGAGAGCATATCTGCTGTCTGGGTAACATTGTAAATCTGTACGTCTGTAGTTCCTGTAGTTCCTGCTGTAGCGACATTAGCTGCTACTCCTACTAAGTTCCATCCGTTCATCACACTAGGTACTCTGAAGTAAGCGTTGTCATCTGCGACTGCTGTATCTGTAGCTACGTCTATGACTTGGATTCCTACTACTCTTTTACCGTAGTCTGATCCTGCTAGAGAGTCTGCTGTAATAGTTCTCGTCGTGTCTGTTCCTGTGGTTACTTCTGAAGCAATAGTTAGTTCTGCTACACCTGCTGTTGAAGTGCTTGCTGCTACCTCATCTCCAGTATTAGTGTTAGAGGTATTTGTTATGACGGTTTGTTGTGCGTCAGTTACATAGTTCTTGTTTGTTGCCTCTGTGAAGTTCGTATTCGTAAAGGTTGGAGTTGCTCCTGATACAACACTTTGATTTAAAGCCTTTACATCAGCGATTGATGCTAACTCTGAATCCATTAAAGCACCTGCTGAGGTTACATTTGTAGTATCTGCTGTTAGTTTGGCGTTGTTTGCAACGATCTCTCCCCATTTAGCTGTAGTGAGCATTCCTGCTGCTGATACTAAAGCTGCTGGGAGTGTTACATCGTCTGCTCCACCATCTGAAGTGATAGCTACTGTATTAACTCCTACTGTTCCAACACTTAGGGCTGTTGGTACGTTTGTATTCTTAGCTGTGTTAGCGACTACTTCATCCCATTTAGCCTTAGTTAAGAGTCCTGCTCTTGAGGTACTAGCTGAAGCTAGAGTAGCATTGTTTCCATCACTGGAGTTTACATCTACTGTTGTCTCTGTTGCTGTGCCTTCTGATAGATCAGTAGATATGTTGGTACTCTTAGCTGTGTTAAGTCCAATAGCTGTGTCCATTGCATCTACTTTGTCACGAATAGCGTTCTTAGTTGCTGAGTCTGTATTAGCATCCCATGATGTAGCGTTATAAGCTGTATCATCTGCTGGATCATCACCTGAGTTTGTACCAGAAGTGTTACCTATGACAGTTTGTTGTGCATCTGTAACGTAGTTCTTATCGGTAGCTTCTGTAATATTTGTGTTAGCTATAGTTGGAGCATCTGTAAACTCTAAAGCTGTTTCTCCTGCATTTACTTGAGGTATCTTATTAGCTTGAGAAGTATAATTTGCTGGTGTGTCAGTTAATTCTGTAAACTCATTAACTCCACTAACTTGGTCATCAACATACTTCTTATTAGCGACCATTGCGTCAGTAGTAGGAGCGGCACTTGATTCAAGAGCTGTTGCATCTTCTAATGTTTTGTTTGTGAGAGTTTCTGTCCCAGTAACTGAGGCAGCAACATCTGATCCTGAAACTCCTGAGAGTTTGTAATCGTGTGAAGTTGTTACTGCACTTGAATCTGCTCCTACTTTAGCCTGGAGAGCTTCTATCGCATCGTTAGCGTTGGTATGTTGACCAGAATGACTGACAGCAGCCATTGTGTCGGTACTTGTTGGATTCGTAAGTGAATCAATCGAGGTAGGGTAATCGGTAGCCATATAAATAACTTATTCTGCTCCGTCTTATTTAAGATTACTACATCTTATCAATGTCGTCTAGTACCTTTTTCTTCATCAGGTCTAACTGCTTGGCTTGTTGTTTCATTCCCATGATTTTTATGGTCTGTTTCAACTTATATAAGCCTGCGTCATTTTCCTTTAGATTAACTTCTTGCCCAAGCTCATCTAGGATTGATTTAGCTACATAAACCAGGTTCATTCCCTCTGTTTGAGACATAATGTTCTCTGTAACACCATCTACCATCTCTGCTATCTCTGGATTAGTGTTATAAAGATCACCTATTCCAAAGTAATCAGCTACAAACGGTTTACCATGTGTCCCTATATATCCTGAGAGATCTAGTCCTTCGTCTAGGATCTGTCCCTCATCTACTGCACTAGTTTTAGGAGTAGAGTTTGTTTGTGCTTTTTCTACACTTGGAACTGAAACTGGTTCATTCATAATATACTTTCATAAGCTTCCACCCATTTATGATAGTGATTTTCAATGTCCCAGTTCTTAAAGATGTCTTTCTGTGCTTCATTAGCAATCATCTCTCTAACACTAGCGTCTAGTATTAGCCTGGTAATAGCTGTCTTCCACTCTTCTGCTGTCTTTGCTAGAAAACCATTAACCCCGTTGGTGATGGTTGTGTTGTAGACGACGGTATCTGCATATACTCCTGGTACTCCATTTGCAGAGTATTCGAAATACTTAATATTGCTTTTACCAGAGTTAAAAGAGTCATCCAAGAGAGGAGCAATGCCAATATCAATCCCAAGGGATTTACTCTTCTCAGCCCAGAACTCGAGTGGAACTCCTTGGTAGTACTCTCTTCTGTTTTCGGGTATGTCTGCGAATAGATCTTCACCATATATACCTTTTTTCCCTCCTGCTCCACAGTAAACAAACTTTACGAAAGGAAACTCGTCAAGAATATCCTTTATTATAGGAGCCATGAAGATAAGATCTTCTCTGTGTGAGAGTGATCCTGCCCATCCCAACCTTAACTGACCTGTGTTCTCTGGTTTCCAGGGCTTATTCCACCAGTCGAAGTCCATGTAGTTAGGTAACACCACGACATTCTTATTAAAGTTACGGTAGTGGTCTGCAAGAACCTCTGTTGTAACGGTAACTAGATCACATTTACCAATAGTCTCTTTTGTTTGCTCAGTTTCTTCCTCAGTAAGATCCATAAGTTCTTTGCGATCTTTTCCACCCACTCCGATAACAATGTCATCAGCTTCGTAAACTACCTTAGCTCCTTGAGCATGGGCTACATCTACTCCTTTAGGATTTCTCCACATCTGGGCGATAACAATATCAGCTCCAAGAGTATCCTCTTTCCAGTCCTTAGAGGATGCTACATAGAACTCGTGCTTAGTATTATTGTTGATGTACTTAGCAGGTGCGTCTAATCTCCACTGTACAGAACCTGTGTAGTTTGAAAATGCTAATATGTTCATTTAATCACCTCTCTTAGATGTTTCCACTCGATGTCGTGTGGTAGATCTGCTAGTTTCATATAAGTTTCTTCTATTCCGTTATTACAACCGTCTCCATCTTGAATATGACCATGAGCTATTAACTTAACTCTCTTAGGTGGTCTCTTATCCTTGAGATTCCAGTTATAATAACCGTCTTCCATTAGTTTTAAGCCTAAATCCTTCACTGCTTTCCTTGCACCGTCAGAAATAGCCCAGTTAGGAGCTTTAAACATCCCATTTGTCTTAATACCAACGTTAAAGAACATCTTTTGGGCTACTAAGATACGATTTTTAGCTTCTTGGTATGAAAGTTCAGAGAACTCCATAGGTAAATGTGTTAATCCATGGATAGCAATCTCTAGCCAACCTTCTTCTATTCCCTCTTTTACCTTATTAACCCATGGTTTCCACTCTTTATCAGTGATCCTAAGACCCTTTTTGTCAGGAACAAACCTAATATCCCAAGGAATAGTAAACATTGTGACCTTAAAGTCATCAAATCTAACCCTTAGCATATCTATTACGTCTATTCTGTGGTTTAACGGGTTAAAATCGTCATAATCTAGTGCTATTCTCATATTACTCCTTTATTTGTACTTCTAAACAATCGTTAATAACTATGTCCATGTCCTGGTATTTATAGCGTGCTAGCCTCCCAACGAGGGTAATATCGTCTTTTACGGCTTTCTTACGGTACTTGTTATACAGCTTTTCAGACTCTTCGTTCTCTATTGGATAATGTTTAATGTCATCGCATGGAGCTTCTATCCCAATATAGTTACCGTAACCAAACTTACGATAGTCTGTCATTCTAATAAAAGGAAAGTCTGACTCTGGGAAGTTTACTGTAGCAGTTGGTAAACCAGTCTCTGTCTTTAGGTGACTTACCTGCATCCCTCTGTATGGTAGTTTTCCATACATATATTCGTAGTATTCATCTACTGCACCAGTTAAGATAACCTTCTCTCCTTTAAAGTCATGTTTAGTTGTTATGTCAAAACCTATCTTGACTTCAATACCATCAAGCAAGTTATCGAATAGCTTTGGTATATCTAGCACACCCTGGTACTTGTCTGAGTGTAAGCAGCCATTAGATGGCTTAATCCTTTTAATAACATTCTTCTTGGGAACATCGTGCCACATCTTAATATTGTATGGAGCAAAAGACTTATCTCTAATCTTCTCATTGATCTCCTTTGGTGGAAAAACAAAGTATTCACCATCAGAGTAGTTAGTACCTAAGTGTCGATATGGGTTGATAGTAGTGTATTGCAAAACAAATGCCATTACTTCATCTACATTAGTGTGGAAAAAGTGTGGATAAAGTTGGTAGTCTTTATTCTCCCAGCAAGCACCCATCACTCTATCTCTTTCATAGACAATAGGCTCATGACCAGCGTCTTTATATCTTCTAGCCATTATTGCTCCTGCTAGTCCTGCACCAATGATGTGTACTCTCATAGTTGTTTTAAGATAAATGACTCCACATCATCTATCATTCTTTCTGTTGTAACTGTTCTTGCAAACTTTAAACCATTCTTAACTCTTCTCTCTCTTATACTATTACAGTCTATAAGGTGGATAACTCTATCTGCTATATCCTCTGCATCTAGTTTTGCGTACATGATTGTGTCTTTATCAAATCCTTCAGTCCCCTTTATATCAGGAGTAACTACTGCTGTTCCACACGCCATAGGCTCTAAGCTCATTGTTCCAAATCCCTCAAAAGGAGTGGATTGCATTGCAACAGTACACATAGATAGTAGCTCTGCCATCGTTTCGTTCTTTAGTCCCTTGTGATGAGTAACTCTACATTCCATCTTTGGCTTGTCATATAAGTCGTAAGTGTGGATCTGTATATCTGGTCGTTTCTCTTTTATGATCTCTAGTGCTCTGACTCCTATATCTGTTCTCTTCCTAACCATTTCCCTCGAGTAGAAACAAACTGTCTTAGGCTTCTTGTTGTTGTATGGTTTGTAAATGTCTAGATCAATACCAGGCATGAACATTCCAATATTAGTATGACCATAACCCTCTAAGAAGCGTTTAAGCCAAGGAGAGATTGTTATAAGAAAGTCCCAATGCATCTTGTATGTTCGTTTTACACCATCTCCAAAAGAAATAGATTCATCGTGTTGAACAACATATCCACACTTAGCACCTGTTTCTCTTGATATTTCTTCAGCCCAAGGAGCTGTAGCAAAGAACGTAGCTAAAACAAAGTCTGGTTTAAAATCTATGATCCGATTAATGTTGTCATAACTATCAAACTCTAGAGGATAATCACTTGTAGTATCAGGACAAAAAGCAGCAACATCCCAACCACGTCTCTTTAAATGATTACCAATGTCAATGATATTCCTGCAACCAGCAGAAACACCCCAGTTAAGGGACATAATAGCTATTTTAGGTTTCTTCTCCATAAGCCCTTTTTAAATCTTCTACTTTAATACCGTATAAATCGCTTATCTTCTTATCGAATAAAGCTTGGTTATTCTTAGACTCTACTCGTTCTGTGTGATCTATGTGATAAATAAAGGCATCCATACAAGGTATAAACTCTACGTTCTGTTGATATAAGCAAATAGCTAGTTCAAAGTCCTCTAGCCCATAGCCAATGTATTTCTCATTCCAGTAGTGTCCATGTACTGCCTTAACTCTTTCGTAATTAACCTTAGATATACATAGGTTGTTACCAGTAAATCGACTCCATGGATTAGTAACCATTCCAATACTTGGAAGAGCTGGTTTCCTCCAGTCATCTTTAATGAAGTTGTCTGGTTTCTTAATATCTTCTACGTTTCTTGCTTCCTTTACATAGACTCTTAGACCACTGCCAACTGCACCATCGTGCATAACGTTGTTATATTCCTCGAGTAGTTTCTCATCTGGAACACTATCAGCCATAACATGAACGATGTAGTCGTTCTTAGCTTCACCAATGCCAACGTTCTGGATCTTTGCTAATCTCATTCCTTCATGTGGTTGAGTGAAATATCTAACATTAAAAGGTTGTGGATTCTCATCTAACCACTTCTGAGGATTATCAGTGCTACCGTCATCGGTAACTATTACCTCAAAGTCCTTATGTGTTTGCTTTCTTAAAGCATCAAATACATATGGGAAGTATTTAGACTGATTGTATGTATTAAGTATTACTGTGAAACTTGACATATTTTTCTATCCCTTCTTCCAAAGATGTTGGAAATGAAGCTGTCTTTATAAACTCTGGCTTATGATACTCATCTACTTCTCCGACTCTTCCTTCAGTTACAACCATCTTAGAATCTGATTCAATGAGACTCTTCATGATTGTTGCTACGTCTTTAATAGATCTCCTCTTACCTGAGCTTGCATAGTATGTGTGTTCACTTGGTTCATGGCTCTTAATAATCCTGCATAGATCGTCAATGTAGATAAAGTCTTTCTTCTGATTACCTCCATTTTGGAGTGTTATATCAGATCCACTCTCTAGCATCCTTGTAAAGATTGGGAACACATAGTTCTGTCTCATCTCTGGTCCGTATGGGTTAGGGAATCTTATAGTCCCTGCCTTTAACCCATTCTGACATTTCTCTACATCAATAACGCTTTCCCCTGCTAACTTAGACATAGAGTAGTGATTGTTTCTCATCTCTACTGAGTCTGTTGAAGCATAGATTAGGGGGATCTTGAGTAAGGAACAGATCCTAGCAACATTCATAGTTCCTAGAACATTAGTCTCGTAATATAGATGTGGATTATCTGCTGAGAAAGGTAGACCAGTGATTGCAGCTAAATGAATAACCTTAGTACACTTCTGAGCATCCTTGAGTAGTTGGTAGTAATCAAGAATATCCTTACCGATCTCTAAATCGTAAGGTAAGAACTCATCTGGATACATCTCTCTTAACCTTGTTCCTATCCACCCATGACTGCCAGTAAGTAGAATCATTTTGCTTCCACCTTCCAAACATTACCTAATACATCTGGTTTACATCTCTCTTCATCTGGCTTATCTGGGTTGTAGCAAGTAGATCCTACTGAGACTAACATTGTGTCATCTTCCAAACTCATCCAGCCATGCCAAATAGTAGGAGGGACAGCTATCACTTGAGGTTTTCTGCTATCTAAGACTACCTTTTGGAATCCTGAATCTTTATCTTTGAAAAATAAGAACGTTGCTGATCCTGCAGCTATATGGAAGTAATCCCACATCTTTTCATGCTTATGAAAGGCTCTAATAACTCCACGAGTTCTATCCTTTACTAAGTAGACCTGATTCATCTCTGGCTTGTGTTCAGCGTCAGTCCTTAATATCTCATACAATAAACCCCTGTCGTCAATGTGGGTTTGTAAGTCATAAACTTTAACTAAGTTCATATAACCTCCTTTATTTTATTGCTCTTACTAATATAGTATCTGGATTATGCTTTAGTAGTCTTTTCACTCTTCCTTCTGTCGAAGTATTCTATGTACTTATCTGCTTGTCCTTGTGTACCGTCCATGTGGCAGATCCTATGTTTAGGGTAGTAACAAGGCATGAAGCCCATTCCTCTAAAGGCATGAGAAGCCTCAGTGTCCTGATTACCATGTAACATCTTGTCTTTCCATCTGAACTCGTCATAAGCTGAAGCATCTATGAAGGCAAAGATACCTCCAACGTGGTTAGTTACCTCGATATATTCATCACCTATAAAGCCATATCCTCTTCTAGGTGCTCCACCTGGATTGTGATACAAACCCTCAACGTATGGTGAAAGATACATCTTACGGTTCTTCTTCCACATACCTATCATGTCTGTTAGCCAGTTACTTGTTTGAAACTCTACATCGTTGTCTATCTTGATGATAATGTCGTAGTTAGATGTTCCCTTAATAATGTCTATCATTCTGTTAGAGGCTTCTGTAATACCCATGTTTTCTTTGAAACTTATTAAGTGTTGGATCTCTCCAGATATCTCTTTAAGCCACTCTTTAGTTCCATCCTTGCTTCCGTTATCTACACAAAACCAGTCAAAGTCATAACCTGCTGTATTCTTCATCTGCTTATAGGTTTCCTTTGAGTAATCTAGTCTGTCGTAGTGAATAGTGAAGATAGCTACTCTAGGTTCCTTTATCTCTCCCATATAAGGAAGTTGAATATCACAACCTGTAGGATCAAATGTAGGTACCCATAGCTGTCCTAGCTGAGGGTGCATATACGTTTCTGTCTTAACTCTTTGGGATTTAGTGTCCTTATGGATTAGGTAGTCAAATGTTACTTTAGGTACTCTCTTGAAGATCTTACCTGCTTTAATCATTCTTACCCAGAGGTTCCAGTCTACAAACTTATTGAGTGTCTCGTCTAATCCTCCAACATCATAGAAAGCATCCTTCTTGAAGACGATAGCTGACATATCTATGTAGTTTCTAAACATTAAGAACTGTCTGTCAAAGTCATGTGCTATCCCTGCCTCATCATTAGGCATGATCCACATATCTGCGTAAGCACCGTCTAGTTTCTTATCAGCCTCTAGTTGTTTTAGTAATACCTTGAGGTGATTCTTTCTCCATGTAACATCATCGTCTAGAAAAGCGATATATTTACACTTAGCCTTTGATACTCCAAGGTTCTTGGGTTGGGTGTCTGATCCAAAGTTCTTATCATTCCTATAATATGAAACTCTCTTATCCTTCTTCATGATCTTAGCGACCATTGCTTCTGTTCCATCTGTAGAGCAGTCATCAACAACGATAATCTCTATGTTGTTTATCAACTGTCTCTTAGCAGACATTATTGCCTTCTTTAAAAGATCCACCCTGTTATAGGTGGATATAATGACACTAACCTTTGGATATTCCATATTTAAGCCTTACTGAATCGTAGTGGCTGATAAGTTTCCTTGCTCTAAGGATCTTTAGAATGTCGCCTCTACCTCTTTTTATTACTCTTTCTTTCTTCTTGTCGTCTGCTATGTAAAGTAATCTATATGTGTTGAGTGGAATATGACCCTTACTAAGGGTTAGTTTAAAGTCTTTGTCTCCGATGAAAATACCACCAACGTGCCCGTAACCTCTTTGTCTGATTCTATATCGAGGGTTTATTTCTTTAAGCAGGCTTTCTAGTTTTTTGTGGTTCATTTTTCAATGCCCATGATGTCTAAATGACAGATCATGTGGTATGAGTCTCCTTTATCGTCTGATACCCATACTGATGAATATGCTGAATAAAATATTTTGTCGCCCTTTTTGAAATCAGAGTTACCTGGGTGCACGATTTCACCTAGCTTTAAACCCTCTTCCATTGTGGATGTTGATCCAATAATAAGACCACTTCCAGTCTTTACTTCTCTATCTAGGGGCTTAACGAGAACATTCTCGTTTTTAGGGATAATCATTTGCTCGGTCCTTATATCTTATTTTGATACTTATAAGGTTATAACACAAAAAAACCCCCCTTGTCAAAAGGGGGGCTAAATACTGTTAAATCAGTTTTTTTTATCCAGCGGTTGCACCAGATTCGACACGATACATGAAGTTATCGTTAAGAATGCTAGCTGTGAAACCTGCCTTCCAACCTACATCACTGTAGAGTCTTAGGGCTGATCTTGGAGATGGGCTGTCGACATAAGTAGTCAAGTTTTGCAACTCGGATACTCCGAAAGCCTCTTCACCGAAGAACAAGGATTGGTAAACCTCTGCACTTGCTGAACCAGAGTTCAATAAGATTGGAGCTTGGGTGCTGTTCAAGAAACGAACACCGTAGAGTTTACCGACCTCACCATTATAGATACCGCCTAGGGCAGAATCTGTGTATTGGTGTGCGTCAGTCCAGTTGGAGTCACCTTGTAAGTCGTATTCGACATCAGGGTGGATAACAGCCATAAAGCTTCCAGATTTCATCTGTGGCTTAGCGTTAGCTCCCTTGAGTTCTCTTACTACTTTTCTAACATCAGCAACTTGCATAACGTCAGTTGCGATAAGAGAAGTTCTGTTAGCTACACCTGAGGCGTAGAGAACTGAAGATCCTCCATCAACGACATCACGGATGACTGAGTCAATAGAGAGTGCAGCTTCATAGGCGAGTAAGTCTACTGCGGATGCAATAGAGTTATCGATTGAAGTTAAACTCAAAAGATCAGTGATCTGTTCGAAGTTTCCATATTGAGATATGGTAGCTGATACTAGTGTTGCGGATAATCCGCTAGGTGTTGGGTCGGTACCTTCCGTTAATGCTGATTTAGCAGTAGGGTTAGTGTAACGATTCCAGACAACTGTTTTACCTTCGCCTTTAGGAACTACGCCTTGACGTCCTAGTTGTTTGAACACGAAGTTAGCTTCGGCTCTCATCAAGAAACGTTTGTCGTAGTATGCCTTAACGACTGAAGATAGGGTTGTGGTATTGGTTAATGCCATTACTTTTGTCCTTTTCTATACTATTTATACTATCGCTTTAATCTTCCTTTGTAGTCAACGTATTGACCACTTTGTGGCAAGATATTCTCTAGTTCCTCTAGGGAAAGATTAGAATAATCTATGTCGCCACCTGCTCTAGAAGTCTTGGCGGTCTCAACAAAGGCTCTTTTCTTTTGCTGAGTTTTTGTAGCTCTTTCTTTCTGAATCTGTGAAGTTGCTTGTGCACTTTCGTAGGTAACAATCTTTAAAGCGTCTTCGAGTTGGATCCCAGGGGATCTTTCTACATAAGACAATGCTTCTTCGATTTTGGTGTTATCTATTCCAGGGAATCTCTCCTTAACGGATTGAATCTCTGCACCAGCTTTTCTTACCTCTAAATCTTCTCTCAAAGGACTAATCTTTTGATCAATGATTCTACCGAGCATATCGAGAGCCTCTCTCTGCTCAGAAGGTAAGTTAGCGAATGGGTCTTCAACTTGTTGTTTAGGCAATGCCTGCTCAACTTTGTTAGCTAACTCACTCATCTTTTGGGACATCTGTGTGTTCTGCTTCTCTAGGTTTTGATTCCATTTGAGAAAGTCATCTGCACTCTTAAATCCCTTCTTCTCTGCGAGTTCACCTAATGCTTGTCCCATATCAGGGGCTTGTGGCTCTGCAGCTTCTTCAGAAGTTTCTGTTGTTGGTTCTGTCTTTCCAGCCTCGGAAACAGCTTGTTCCAGTTTTAATAAGTCGGGGCTATTTGAATCAGCACCTATTATTGAACTGGAGGCGTCTTTGGTTGTTGGATTATCTGACATATTCCTCCTTGTTAGCATGAGCTACTTAGAATCGGGCGACATTTGCGACCGAGCAGTCTAGTAACTAAGCACCCGACTCTGAGTAACTCACACTTATCTATTTACTTGTTAAATGCTCTTGGGTTTTTCCTCGAGAGATGATCGTGTCGATCTCCCGTTTAAGAGCGTCTAAGCCTTCGATGATCCCACGTCTATAGCATAGGTCTTCGTAGCTTGTAGATGCTATTGCATCTTTCTTTGCCATTTCTGCCAGCTTCTCCAGTCTTGCAATAAGATATGTGAAGCCTTCCATTTCCAATAGGTCTTGCATCATGTGCGACTTATTGATTAGTTCTGCCTTTTTCTCACGAGCCTCTTGTGGGCTTTGCATATTTAAACCTTTTCAGGTGCTAAGGCACTTTGTAATATACCCTGTTGGGTAAGTTGACCTTCGGGTACAACACCTGGAGCTTGTTCAAGTCCTTGATCTCCCATTGGTACTCCTGATTGGTCAACTTCTTGTGCAGGGGGAAGCAACTTATCGAGGTTCTTAACCCCAAATGCTTCCAGAACTCTTCGTTTGAGTTCTGTTTGGTTCACTTCTGGGTCTCCAGCAAAGATCTGGTAAAGTTCCATCACTTGCTTCTTCTCCACAGCTTCATTGCTTGGGAGGGTAGATCCACTTTGTACCATCACATCAAAATCACTTCTCATATCTTCTGGCTTGATTTCCATCCAGGAGATACCACTGTCTCCAGAGATACGAAGCACTTTCTCTTCGTCAATGAACTGTGCGTTCAGATCAACGATCATGCTTCCGAGTGTCTCTAATGCGTTTTCTAAGTTTCTAATCTTCTGTCTAAATCTAGCGTTACCTGCTTCCTGTATAAGTGAGATTCCTGTAGCAGTATCATTAGCGAGTGCGTCTGATCCTACTCCACGAGTAAAGTCTGAGACTCCTGTGGTTTGTTGAATATCTCCTTTAATAAGGGTTTCTTCTTGGTAACTTGAGGCTGTTACATCTGGCATGGCAAGTATGTCTACACCATTCATGTCATCAGTGTGTACAACTCCTCCAGCGTCAGATACTAGCTCATTCTCATCTACATTAGCACCGTTCTTAATCTTCCACATTCTATTGAGTGTGAGAGTAACGTTATCCATTCTCTGGTTACGTCTATCATTAAGTTCGTACTGTAGTGTTTCAATAGGTTCTAGTTCTCCGATACCGAGGAACTCTTTAGGAACTGACTGATCTACTACCTTTACAAAAGGTTTCATAGCATGGTTGTAAGGATTCTTCTCTTCACGAATCACATACTTCCTATTAGCAACTGTTACAACATTCTCGTCATCCCAGTATTCAATAAGCTCAACTAAGTTCTTATCAGCTTCCATGTGTTCCATCTCTGTTGGGATAGATACACCTAGTGTTGAATATCTTTCACTCTTCTCGTCATCATCGAATGTAGCTGTAGTTCCCTTTAGGTGCTTAATGTTCTTATAGACACCTTCTTTTTGTAGTTCTTCTAAGTGTTCAATCGTTCTATACATTCTATGAGCAACCCATCGACAATCTTCAATGGTTGTTCCTCTTGGATCCCAGAAGAAGTCGTACATATCTACCAACTCTACCTCTGGACCATCATATACAACTCTATTATCTAAATCTTCAATAATACCTAGATCAGGATTATTATCATCTATTAATACTTTCTTTGATACTTCTCTCTCTTCTCTCTTCCAATAAACCTTTAGGATTGAGGTACCGTATATCAATGCTTGTTTAACAACGTCAGGTAATAGCTCGTCCATCTCCATCTTTTCCCATTGGAAGTCAATCAACTTCTCTTGGATCTTAGCGTACTCAATGTCACCCTCTTCACGAGGCATGATATCAATCTGTGGTCTGTTAGCTACCATTCTTGGTGCTACAGTTTCAATAGTGGAAAATGAATATGGAATCCATAAGTTACTCATCCAGGGATAAGCCTTTTCGTCCAAGTGTGAACGATACATTTTATAGAAACGATCCCACTTCTCTTTGAATGGTTGTCTCCATGTTAATGAATGGGTAAACTTTTTAACAATATCTTTTGCAAGAGCTTCATTTTGAGCTGCTTTGACTTTTCGTTGTTTTTTGGGCATCTTTGTACCTTTGCTCGGTACAATAATAATATTATCTAGGTCGTCCATATGTCAAGCGGGGGCGTGAAGGTTGCCGATATATCCGTCTTTCTTGTCTGTAAGAACTGACAAAATACCTCACCATATCCATTCCGTCGTCATCTTTTTTGAGGGGAACTTCCTTTATTTCACCAGTAGATTTAGTCTCCATCCACCTATAGGTCTCAAACTCATCCTGAATCCAAGTAAGATTCTTATTGAACATAAGTGTAGGTTTACCAGTATCTTGTCGTATCTTGAGTAACTCACTGACCTTAGTGATTCCGTTCTTAACAGAGTCTGGTCCCTTCTCTACTGCATTGAAGTGTACGCCTAGTCTACTTAGTTCTTCTATCTGCATAGGTTGAGCTGAGTCTGCTACAGGATTGTTTAGTACCTTACCTGCATCCTTAATCTTAACTGCCTCTGCTATATCGGTAGATGTTAGTCCACTCTGGTATAGACCGTCATACATATAGATCTCAGTACCAGTAGAGTTGATAGCAAAGTAACCAATAGCTGTCTTGTGTGCGAATCCAAAGTCTAATGCTCTAGTGAATGTCCAGTTAGTATCGAACTTAGGTATCTCTACCATGTGATGCTTACGGTTGAATGTCTTGTAGATAAGACCTGACATCTTCCTGAACTCACCCATCATTTCCTGTGCAAAGGAGTCTTCATCTGAATCTTCCTTAGCCTGTTCTATTTCTTCTCTAGGGATATGTGGGTTATCGTAGGTTGTGTAGTGATGATAAGCCCAATCCTTGTCTACCTTATCTGCCATGTCTTTGAAGTGATTGAATCCATTAGGGGTTGAGATGAACCATACATCAGCAGTGCTATCCATTAGAGTAGGACGCATTACTTTCCATACCTCATCCCACTTCCTAAAGAAAGCAGCCTCATCAAATACACAGAAGTCTATCTTCACACCACGTAAGGAGTCTGGATCTTCTGCACCCTTTAACATTATCTTTGAGTTGTTGGTAAGTACGATTGTTAGTTCAGTCTCGTTTTTCTTTTTGATTATCCTCTTAGGGATTAAATCCATGAGCATAGCCCACATAATAGCTTTAGCCTGTTTGTAGTTAGGTGCTACATACCAGACTGTACTCTTAGCGTTCTCTGTTGCGAAATGAAGCATCTTAATAGATGCAATAGTACTCTTACCTGATCTTCTCCCACAGTTTATTACTAAGAAACGATGGTTATCCTCCCAGACTTTCTTCTGCCAGGGTGATCTCTTTATTGTCATTCAATCTTTATTAGACCTTCTAGTGGTTCTCCTCCTGAAGTTATATCTGTCTTTTGTTTAGGCATACCATCTATGCGATTACCTACTTCCTTGATTGCTTGTACATCTCCTGTTAAAGCCTTTTCCATTAAGGCATCGGATACTAGTTCTTTCATCTGCTTGGGTCCTACTTGCTTCTCCATAGCAGCTCTTAGTACTCCTGACCAAGTCCACTCTGATTTAGGTCTACCCTTTGGGTTTCCGCTTTGTCCTTTTTGGTATTGTGTGTCTGATGATGGCATCCTGATATTCTCCTGTTATATCACTATAACATTGTTATTAGGTAGTAGTCAATCTACTCGAGGTCTTTTACCCATCCCTTCTCACAAACTAAACTAACTGCTATTGTTTCTACAATCCTCTCATCAATACCAATACTACTTAAGTCATTCATCATGTCCTCAGTGAAATCATCTATGTGTATTGGCTTATTATTAAAATCACTCTCAGAGAATCCGCCTCTATATTTAGTTGCATCATAAGATTTATCTGATTCATCTACCATTTTAATATCTTCTATCTCACCCATACCTGCTAGAAATATTTGTTTCCATTCTTCACCCACTGATTTAATCATTATTTTATTCATTAGTTCTTCCTTCCGCTTTCTATTCCTGGTTCGTTAGTTCTATTGTATGCAGGTGATCTCTCTCCTATGTGTTTAGCCCAAGAGCCACACTTACACTGTACTCCCTTCCATGTTCCTGACTTATTAGTAAAGTCGTTCATGTGTTGTACTTCCCTATAGAAGTTATCGTGGCATCCAAAGCACCAGAACTTATACTCATTCATCTCTGTTCCTTCATTAGCTACTGATTTATCGTGTGGTCTTAGGTCTATCAGAAACTGTCTTTCTCTACCTTGAAGGCTATGATTGTGTTAGCTACAAAGCCTAAGAATAGGATAAATGATAGTGTTCCACCGTTCTCTAGTAAGTAGAAAAACTCGTAGATTGTTAATAGTGCCAATATGATAGTTGCCATATTATTCCTTTGTATATATTACTACTTCTGTCTTGTCTGTCTTAGCCTCTAGGGCTTCGTATAATCCTTTTGATAAGTCAGCTACCCTATTATACTTGGAGAATCCTCCACAATCTGTAATAGTAGCTTCTTCTTGCATATAGTTGTCCTGGTTTATTACTCTTACTTCTGTTCCGTACTTATACTTACCTGAGATAATATCTTCACAAGGTACTGCGAGTGTCATAGCGTTCTCATCAAAGTATTCTCCGTTACCCATTCTTTGTTCTTCTCCGCAGCCTAAGCATCCTTCATGGCTGTAGTAACTCACTTTCCCTGAATAAAGTATATCTATTTGAGGTTCGGGAGTTGGATTGGGGTTGGACGTAGGTTGTCTAGATTCTGTCTCACTGGTTCCCTTAAGCTCAGTAGGGTTGAAACGATGACAACTGACCAAACTAGTAAGAAGACCGCCAAGAATAAAAACAAGTAGTGTATGGAATCCTGCGAATCTGTCTCTATCAACATAAGTATCCCTTCTGGTCAGAGAGTTTCTGACTCTACGTTTACCCTTGTTGTGTGCTGTGCGTTTTAGACGGCTTTTAGCTTTTTTCATATACTTAAATATGACATATCTATTCACACTTGTCAATAACTAGTTTTCTTGAGTATCTTAGCCTTTGCTCTGAGCCTCTTGTACCACTCCAAACCCCTATAGTTCTTAATCCATTCAATGAACTCTGCGGGTGTTTTGTGTGCTGAGAATCTACTAGAGAAAGTGTGATGTCCTACACATAGACAGATACCATTATCCATGTCATGTCTTACTGCCTTATTGCTGCGAGAGAATATATGGTGTGAGTTGAGAGCCTTGTCTGATTGACCACAATATTCACATTTAAACCCTGCTCTAATCTTAATATCCTTTGACCAGACAACATCTAGCTTCTTGGTGATATAGCTCTTGGAGCTTTGTTTCTTAACTCTCTTGGCTTTACGCTTACAATCATCACATACTCTTGAGGTAGGTTTCTCAAAGAACTTCATTAGTCGTGTTTTCTTACACTTAATGCAGCCCTTCTTTTCCTTTATGTTCTTCTTAGTCTGTGAGTCTTTGCTATATACCATATACAAACTTTCTAAATGGTTCTAAGTAATCTGTTAGTACACCATAAGCTGGTGACTTCATCTTAGGAGTATCGAAGTATTTAGCATAACGATAAAACTGTTCATAAGAGATAACTCCCATGATGTTAGCTTCTTGTCTCTCCTTATCTATCTTAACGAAACAGTAGTAGTCTACTTTCTTGTCCTTCTGTCTGTGGTTAACAAAGCATCTACCATTAAGGTTAGAGTTACCAAGTGAGGTCTTAACATCTACTGTTTGTTCTCTGTGCTTGAAGTCGTACTCATCTCCTGAGACGTGTTTATCGAAGTATTCTGCAAAGTCTCCTGGTATCTCGTGCATATCGAAGAATGTTTTAACTATAATCTCACCTAATGCTCCGTAGAAGTGCATCCTCTTATTAAGGGTTAGTGTTTTCTTTGATTTCTTCTTTTGTTCAACTATCTTCTGTTCTTGATATAAAGCCTCTAGCTTCATCTTCTTTGTTATCGTGATAGTTACGGTGTCATTCTGTTCTAGCATATGCCTCATCTAGTAAGTTATCTAAATATGACTCTGCTTCGTCCATTGCTGAGTTGTATATAGCTTTATCACTCTTTTCTAGTTCCTGTGCAATAACGAAAGCTTTATGTCTAAGAGCCTGAGAACGTGATTTAGCTCTAACTTTGTTGTCATCAACGATACTTTTTTGCTCTCCTGAGACCTTAAAGTCTATCAGTTCGGGCTTTACTATGTATGTTGCATTAACTGTACCGTCATTGTTGTCTTTAAACCGAGCTTCGGTCACTGAGCCTCTTCCTAAGAAAATCATTTGTTGTCCCTGTTTAAGGGTTTCGTTAATCTCCTGTGAGATGGTAGTGAGCTTGGCTCGGTTAATATCTATGTTCATTAGAATGGTATGCTGTCTGTTACGTCTTGTACTAAGTTCTTATTAACCTCTTGTGTTTCTTCTTCAATCTTCTCGTAAGATTTATAATCAGGTCTGGTTTCAACACCACCTTTATCGTTTTTAAAGAAGTTAAACTTTTCTCCCTCTTTAATATCTCTCTCAGCTCTAAAGCTGAAGTATGGTTGTCCTGTTTTGGTTTTGTTTATCCAAATAGCTCCGTTGTTCTTATATTTCATAGTTTTTTCCTTTAATAACTTTTAATTAATCTTTTTGTATTTGTTTCTTTTCCATAATTATTGGCTTTTATAACAGCTTCTGTAAAAAAATCTCTTAAAAACTCAATATCATCAATACTAAACTCATAATTTTTATTTGTTTCTAATGCTTCATTAAAAGAAAGTTCTATAAAGTAATAATCTCCATCATTAGATAATTCAAGCCATCCTTGACGAATTCCATCACGAAATGGTTTTCCATCCTCAATATCGTATTTACATACTATTGTTTTCATTCTGACATTTCCTCTCGTAGTGTCTTACCTATATTAACTGCATCTCTCAATGCTCTTCCCTTTGCCCTAGTAGCTGCCATTCTAATAAGGTGAGGTACGATCATCTTGTTTACGTTCTTAGGGGATGTGTCTCCTATCTCTGTGAACATTTTATATTGTCCTTCTATCTCTTCCATTCTTACAGTAGCTGAACAGATACACATCCATTGGTTATCTTCTTTTGGAAACTGAAGTATTGTTACTTCTATTCCCCTTAAACCCTTTTTGTGTGCTTCAGCTAGAACACCTGCATATGTTGGATGTTCTGCTCCACCCTGTACTCTTACTGTTTCTATTCTATCTTTCATTTCTTTTACCCTTTCTTCCTCAAGTGTATACTATTTGTTTACAACTGTCAATATATCACTTTTGTTATATAAAGTTGGCACGTTGTAAAGCTCTATCTTCTCTATAGTTCCAGCCTTTGTAAGCTGATATAGCTTGCTGCGAGCTGAGTCGTACTGATAGATTTTCTCCATTAACTCTATAGCTTCTTTGTAGAAGACATAGTTTTCCTTTAGCTTATCCATCATCTGTTTAAGATCTTTAGCTTTTATTTTCATTATTCCTTTCTATTTAATACTTAGTTCCGCTCCCATTTATCTTCCGCAAAACTCATAGGAGCAGAATAAATACTAATTAAAACAGTATTCTGCTTCACTAGCTGAGTCGATGAAGTCTCCGTCCATCATGTTTGTTTCAGCATATTCAATAGATGCTTCCATTAGTCTTTCTTTACCCATATCGTTTAGGATATGTTTATAAAGACATAGACACTCTGAATAAATAGCATCTTCTTCCATACATCCCTCTATAAATCCTTCTTTCATATCGTTATCTTCGATCATAGAAAAAGGCTCGTAGTCTGAGCTTGTATAAGAACTCTTACTTGCTTCGTCAGATCCTGAGAACATGAGAATAAGTAAAATTATTACTGATGCGATTATTATTACAATCTTTGATTGTTTGTTCATATTTCCTTATTTATTTTACTAGTTGTTCGCTAATTCCGTAGATACTAGCAGCGATAGCTAGGTTAGATATTACTAAGTATGCAACTATTGCAAAAATAGCTAATCTTAAACGTTTAATGTCTTTCTTCATTTTGACTCCTTTCTTGATAGTGCTTTTTACATATCCACAATCTCCATGTTTTTTCCGTACACCCATCAATCTTACAGATGAGTTTCCCTTTACATACTGGGCATATTCCAAAAGTAAGTTTCTTACAGTTTTCACAAATATATCCCTTCATTTACTTTCCTTTATTAAATCCATTGTCCATTCTCTTACCCACTGAGGCATCTTATCCCAGTTGGCTATTATTTTGTCCATTTGTATCTTTGTCATTTAAGCATCCTCCCATTCAGAAGGGTGAGCAGGTTCATTATCAGGTGATTCTTGCATGGCTTCTCTAAAACAATCTGCACAAAGACCAAAGTCTGTTTCTGAAAAAAACTTCTTACAGTTTCCACATTCTAATACTTCATCCTGACAAGAGTTGCAAAAGTACATTCCTCCTAGCCAGTATATTGATTTTATTGAGTGAGTATTTGTATTCATTTCTTTTACCCTTTCTACACTCAAGTATAAGGTAAGTATTCACAAGTGTCAATAAGCAGTTTAAATATGGTTTATGAGACGACTAAGTAAAGGGTCTATAGCCCTTCGGTCTTGTTATGTTTAGGTCTAGGCTCTTTCTCCCTTGTTTCCCTCCCTTCCCTCTCTCTTTCTTAGGCTGTGCTTTCGCACAGTGTTTTAGCCTGAAGTGTCTTAGGCTCCCTTTAGGGGAGATTACTCTTATTTCTAAGAGAACAGTTAGATGTCGGTTGGTCAGTCACTTGGTCGTGAAGTATCGTTTTCAAAAGGGTATCGTCTCCCTCTAGTGATTTACTAGTGTCTCAGCTCTCCTTTGTTCTTTATGCCGCAGAGCCGAGGTACAAAAAAACCACTTATTTCTGGCAAGCGGTTAGACTTTGGTAAGCTCGGACTTACCAGAAACAAATGGTCTCATTAATCTAACTTTTTTAACCTTACCCCGCTTACCGTAGGGGTGCCCATTGGGACTCTTATATTATTAGCACACTTTAAATATGTTTGTCAAATACTAATATAGCAGCCCCCTAGGAAGAAATGAGTTTGTATGAAAAAAGCACCTCTAATGAAAAAATGATTGGGTAACCTAGGAGGCTAATATTCACTATAACAAACAAAAAAGACCCAGTAAAGGGTCTTAGTTGCTTATGGTTTTTCGACAGTAGTGTTTCTATTGTTGTTTTAATATTATCGTTTTTTAAGTACGAAGATGTTAATGTGCAATAGTTTTACTACTATAACTTCCTCCAGATTAGCGGGTCTGCTTCTCCAGAAGAGATTAACTTAATCTACTAGATATGTTTACAGTTGTCAAGCTTATCTCTTTTTAGGGAATAACCAACCAAGTTTACTTTTCTTCTGGGTATTCCTAACTGCTGTAGTAGACATTTTCCTATCCCATGAATCATCCCAATAGATTTCTTTGTTCTTTATTTTTTCCTGTCTTTCTTGGAACACTTCATTAAATGAGCTTTCTCCAACTCTCTTTTTTTGGTGATAGGTTTGTTTAGCACGCTTAATATCTGGATGAACCTTGTGGTGTGAGTCTTCACATAATGTAAGCCCATTTTCAGGGAAGTCAGGGTCTATACCAAGCTGTTCTGAATAACGTTGAGGGATTATGTGGTGTACTTGTAATCCTCCTTTGTGTTTATGATGTTCTGGAAACTGACATTTATTATCATCCCTTTCAACTATAGCATCTCGTTGTTTGCGTGTAAAAGCTCCCAGGCTGGCAATAACAAAAAGTCCCACCGTTGCCAGTGGGACTCCAAGATTTAGTTTCTCTTTTTTATGTCGTTGTGGAGTTCTCTCCGAACTCACTACTTAGACTTTCTAGGCATCCTGTTCTCTAAGAGGACAGTTAGCACGTTGATTATTGCGATGGCTAATGCATCCCCTTCGTATTCTACTCCTAGTGCTTGGATACCAGCCCAGATTCCTGCTGATAGTCCAATGTATGAAGCCACTTTTATCTCTTTAGGAAACTTTCCCCAAAGTGTAGTGATCTTTTTCTTCATTCTGACCTTTCTATAACTTCTATTACTATTTGACTTTAGCACCCCAGCTTTTTACTGCTAAAAATGATATTTGTCTTTATTTGCTCACTGTATCAATCCATTTCTTTATAGCGAAATAGACGTACAGCACGACTATGATGGTCTTAACCATATTATTATGGGTTACTTCTTACGATAGTTGATCGTAATCAGTCCATCGATGGTCTTTTTTTGCACCTCCAGACCATTTTCTTCAAAGCCCTCAATAGTAGGAATGGTGAAGTCTCCTTCAAATCCTTTACAAGCTTCAAGTTCATCATTGAGTACTCTAATCTGTTCTTTTTGGCTCTCAATCGTAGCTGTAAGTTCTGTGTTTTTTTCTTTAAGTTCTTCATTCTTTTCTCTTTCTGACTTAAGGAAGCCCATCTCTCTCTCCCATACACCGATGGCTTCTGTAAAGTTTTTAACTCCTATCTTTTCTAGGAACTCTCCTGCTGTCATTTCATTACTTTCTGGTTCTCCTGAACCGTTATTTACGTCCTTGTTTGGTCTGAACCATCCAAGCACTCCTGCATAGTTTATATAATATCTTTCTTTACTTAAAGCCCCTGTTGGATCGTTCTGGGAAAAGGCATTGAAGCTGTCTACATTGCCTGTAGTAAATATAGCAATGTGTCCCCATGGACCATAGGAAGAACCCCACACCATTACATCTCCTTTAGCAGGAACTGCTTCAGGACTATTTGGTATCTTGGAAAAGTTTTCGTGGAGGTTTCTGTCTGTCTCAAAGTTTACCCAGAAGTCTTTAGCTCCTTCTACAGATCTTGGTTGAGAGATCTCACATACCTCAGACCAGTAATAACGAGCTAGATCAACACACTGATCACCATAAGCTCCATCCCAGTCAGCTCCTTTATTGTTCCACTTGGCTATAAACTCGTCAAAGTTCATTTAATCCTTACTCAGCACACAAGGCACTGGTTATCTCAAACTTCTCGCTCTCGTATTTAACTTCAACTGTTCTAATAGGATTCATTCTATATTTAGCAGTCCAGTGAAGATGATATATTCCACAAGGAACTGTTGATGGTACTTCTAACACTCCTACAACTCTCTCATTATGTCCTTCAGAATTCTGAGGTGTAGAGGAAGGGATGTTAAATATCACTCCGTCTACTATGGCTAGAGAGATATCTGGCTTAACATTAGTGTTCTTTTCAAAGTTAAAATCTGCATAAATCATGTCTCCAGGATTATGAACCTCACTTACTATTTTCACTGGTTGTTCAATCTCTAGTGGCTTATATGGGTAAAGAGTCCAATATAAGAACAGTATTACCAATAAATACATTAAGCATATTGCTATATTTGCGAATATTGTGTGTGATCTTTTCATTTGTTTATTCCTATTAACGTGAGTATAGATAAGATAACTGCTCCTATTATTATTTTAAAAATCCATGATCCCCATGAAGCGATACTATTAATATCTTTTCTAACCTCTTCATAGTCTTTTAGATGTAGGTCTAGTTTGTGGTCTATATCTTTAATCTTCATAGTTTTATTCATATATTACTAAAACGTTACAGTTTTCCTCTGAAATTTCTATTGTCAATCCATTACTAAATGGTAGTCCAAAAAGGTCTACTGGGATTGGTTCATAATCTGTCTTGGCTTGTATCCCACCACTTGCCCATAGTAGTGTGTCACTCACACCAGTTGTAGTTCCATCGTAGAAATCTATCTCAGTATTGTCTACTACAGCACTAATAACTATACCTTTAACTACCCCTGCACCACGTTTACATATTGTAGTACCCGTTCCTTGAAGAAACTTACTTGTTTGGTTAGTAAATAATTCACCTTGTCTTGCTATGTAAGCACCTACACAATGTAATTCAATCTCTGTAGTAATATTACCAATATTTTCATTCTCCATTGTTATTGGTAAGGTCATATAAGCTGATGGATGTCCTGCTTTTACCTTGTGTAGTAAAGTTCCATCTACATACCAGAAAGCTCCCATAGGAGTATATTCTATTGTTAATTTGTAATAAGTATCTACTGTTGGTGTCCAAATTAAACCTAAGTTTCCATTAAAATCCCCACTATCAACTTCTGTTACTGAACCATCTCTTGCATATCCTATGCTAAAGGTTGTTCCATCTAATTGAAAGAAAAATCCATCTTCTACATCTAAACTACCATCTATGGTATAAACTCCTACTCTCCTAGTGTTATTGGCTGTTCCTGCTGTTTTGAAACTAAATGCTCCTTCAAATATCATAGCTGAACCTGCTACAAATCTTCCTCTCCTAACACTTTGAAGTATTGATAGACCATTAGCTGTTGTGTTGGTTAGTAATTTAACCTCTCCATTACTCTGTGCAACTGTTCCATCTCTTAAACATTCATCATCACTCCAAAAATTAGGGTCTAAGGTAGAACCATCAAAGTTAGTACCTACCATTCTATAAACTGGACTTATTGCTAATTCGTTAGTTGGATTAACCCAAACGTGGCGTTCTGTATTCTCTCTACCTGATAGAGTTGATTCAGTTTTAAGTCTAGCATCATCACTTAATGCACTTGGCAAAGGCACTGCGATAGGGCATAAAACACCTTGTAGTCTAAATGCTGTAGTTGTAAGAGTTCCCTCATTTGTTACCCTGATTCTCCAATATGCTTGAGTTGCTTGGACTGTTTCACCTTCACCACCTTTTGAGGCGATATAGTCGAAGTGATAGCTTATATCCCAGTTAGTTCCATCAGGACTTTGCTCCACATAAACTGTGCAGTTTTGGGTTGTGTATAAGCTCCACTGCAATCCTACTACTCCGAGAGTAGAGGTTGCTGTACCAGTAAAGGTAGCTCCACTTGCTAAGTTAGTTGTGCTTGAGTTATTAGCATCTGCTTTTACAGCCTGTGTTAAGCCCTCTGTGCCATCTGCTAAAAACTGGGTTACATTAAGCTGGCTATTAGAATTACTGCTAATACCACTCTCTAACTCCTCAAGAGATGTTTTAAAGTTTCCTGAATTAGTTGCACTTCCTGAAACATAATTATCCTTAGCAGTTCTTAGTTTAATAACAGATACATTTAACTCGCCATCATCTTCATCATTAAGGGTGTCTTGTATATTATGGCTTGACCACTTAATAGGAGTTTTCTTTAAGAGTGGGTGTAAGTGAAATGCTGTCTGATCTGTTCCACCATTAGTATAAACAATCCTGTAGTACCTAGCCTGTACTGGAGGTGTGAAGAACTTTGTTGATCCAGCAGGGATTGTATAAGATTCTCCTGCGTGCCAGTCAGTTCCATCAGGGCTAAACTCTAAAACAAGTCCTCCTGTAGCACTAGCCACGTCTGAGCTAACCAATAAGGCTATAGCTGAGAAGTGTAGTATCTCTGTAGATGTACCTGTAAAAGTTGCATTAGCTAGTAGTGGTGTTTCAGTTGAGTTATTAGCATCTACCTCTGATCCATTAGGAACAACGTGTAAACCACCCTCTGTAGAACCTTTAATATCGTAATAGTTACCATCATCAGCTTTACCGACCAATCCCCTTCTCATTACTGGAGGAGATACTGTCTTATCTGCGGCTAGATTCTCTAGTCTTTGTACGGTTAGTTCTGTTGCTGTGTTTGCCATGTTATAATGTCCTTATGTTAAAAGCATTTGTTCTCATCTATATGGTCGGGTTTTGGCTATTTTCAAGCCTATTTGCCGACTGATCTTCCGCTTACTATTCCAGATCCTCTTCTTACTCCTTCTTGTCCTATTAGTCCTAAGTTTCTTAAAAAGCTTGGCACTTGTTGTGTTGCTTGTTCTGCTGCTGGTTTTAAGAATCTTCCAGCTATTTTCTCTGGTCCGATAACTTTAGATGCTAGCTCTGGAACTGTTGTTGCAGCTCCTACTAATCCACCAGCTGGTCCTCCGACCACACCACCTGCTAATGTTCTTTGGAACATTTGACTACCTATTGTTCTAATCTCTGATGGAGATAGTCCAGCTATAGACTTAGCAGCTTCACTATAAAGTTTTCTACCTGTTTGACCAATAACCTCATCTCTTAAAAAGATCTGTACTTGTTGTTGTCTTAGAGCATCATCTACTCCATCGGACACTCTTCCTTTGAAAGCACCATTTACAATCTGTGCCATTCTCTCAAGACCCTTGCGTTTTACTGAAGCTCTGTCTGTAATCTTTCCAGCTTTACTGAAAAGGAATCTCTTAAGCTCTAAAGCTTCACCAGCATCTATGGTTCCTCTTGAGCCAAACTGTTCATCTACAGCAGCTGTTAAGAACTTCATTGCTGATTCTTTTTCTGGAGCAGTTAGAGTATTTCCAGTTACAAAGTCATCTAGTCCATTTAAGACCTGATTCTTGCCGACAACTATCTTTGTTCCCTTTTTCTTAATGATGTTTTTAATCACTTTCTCTTGTTGTCTGATAATGTCGTCAGATTTCTCTTGTCCAGCATATTTGAACTTCTCAGACATAGTTGTTCCAAACTCATCAGTAAACTCTCTGACGTTTTTAACTTTAGCAAATCCTCCTTCTACCTGGTCGTTTCTGATCAACTCTTCAGCAATGTCGATACCGAGATCGTCTGCCTTCTCTTGTACCGTTGGGGTTGCCTTGAGGAAAGAGTTAAGTTGTTGCCTACCAATCTTCTTTTTAACATTGTTTCCAATCTGTTTAAAAGCCTTTGGTGCAGCCTTAGCTCCTTCAAATCCTGCTGTTAATACTGTTCCTAGAGCAAATCCTCCGAGTCCTCCAAGAGCTGTAGTTTTAAGTTTTTCTCCAAAACCATCTACATCTATTCTTGAGGCTCCTGTCAAGGCTCCTGTTGCAGCTCCTACTTTTCCAGCTTGAGCTATTCTTTGTATTGCTGTTGATCCAGCTCCTAAAGCTTTAAACCCAGTTGTGCTTGGTAGTAAGAATGCTGTGAGTTCTGCTGAAGCCTCAGCTCCTCTGCCGAAAGCAAACTTTAATGGATGGTCTTCAATATCTTTGTCTGTGATAGAAACATCTTCTTTAAATCTAGACACTTCTCCTCTTTGGGCAGCACCCTCAGATTCTATTTGTCTATCTATTGCTCTTGATTGGTCTAGTAAGTCTTTTTGTTCCTCTGAACCTCTAGGGAGGTTTCCAGCTTTTTTAATAAGCTCTCTTGACTCTTTACCAAGATCCTCTACTCTCTTGTTTCTTTCCATTGCCTCCGTGCCTAGTGCTGGTGCTTTACCAGTTATCTTTGCAATAGAAGTAGTGGCTGGAGCAATAAAGTCTCCAATCTTCTCAAGAAGACCCTTCTTTGGTTTATCTGTTACAAACCCAGACTCTGCTGTTTGTGGTTGGTCATCTGCTATAAATGGCATTTATATCCTTTCGTAGACATCTGGATCAAACTCGCTTTCAGGAATCGATCCAGCTTTTCCACTTGATTTTTGTTTAACTCTTATTGTCTTCTCACCAGTCTCTCCATCTCCTCCTGGGAATGGCTCTCCGAACTCTTCAAACACTTCTTGACCAAATCTTGCAAAAGCTTGGTTTGGAGTTAATCCGTGTTGTTTACCTAGCTCAAAGATTCTTTGGTTGATTTGTAATCCAGTAGCTAATCTATTTAGATCTTCTAGGTTTTGTTGTTCTGTCTTTGCTGTAGTTGGTAAGAACTTCTCTAGTCTTTGGATTTCTTTATCACTCACTGTCTTTCCACTAACTGCTGCTGCATAAGTGGTTTTAATCTTTTCAGCCTTAGCGATAATATCTCTTCCCTCTGGGGATCTAACGAACCCTGGGATAAACTGTGCTAATGGTCCAGTTCCAGCTCCTCTGAACTTCTCGAATGCTGCTTGTGCAGCTACGATCTCTTGCATTAGTCCTGTTTGATTTTGAAGCTCTGCTGTTTCTTTGTCATCTACTAGGGCTGCTAGAGGTAGTTGTCGTCTGTATTCAGTAACTCCTCCTGCTTGTAGGATTGCTTCTGATACAGCGATTCTCTCTGCTTTAGTTTTAACACCCTTAAGTATGTCTTGACCACCTTGTTCGTTTACTCGAGCCACAGCTCTTTCTCCTCTTAATCTAGCGTCTGCTTGTTGTTCTGCAGTAACGTCTGCATCTCCAGTTCCTAGATCAATGTCGTAACTTCCTGTTTCTTCATTATATCTAAGTCCTAGTTCTGACTCTTTTAACACTTGGTCTTGTTGTTGTAATCTTAGCTGATCTCTTTTTGTAAGTTCTCCAGATACTCCTAGTAAGAAACTACTTAGAGCGTTAAGGGCACTGACCTCTTGTCGTGCTGTCTCAGATAGGATATCTTTTCCTCTACCTTCAACTCCCATTGCTCTTTCAATGATTCCTACAGGACTCTCTCCTGCAACTCTCTCTCTTCCTGCTAGTTCTTGTCTAACTTCAGCTCCTTCTCCTGCTTGAAACTCCTCGAGTGAGGCTGTTCTTCCACTGGCTTCTGATAAAAGTCTTCTTCTTTCTGAAAGACCTTGAGTGAATGATGTTCCACCTATTTGTCTGTCTAAGTCTGCAACCTGTCTATCGAAATCTGGGGCATTTGGGTCTGTAATAACACCTGGTACTCCAGCTTGTCTTTTAAGCTCGTCTCCAGCTTGGGCACGACTTGGCTGGGTTCCTAGAGTTTTTCTAGCACCCGCAAAAGCAAGTTGTTGATTTAATCTTGGATTATCTGTCATATTTCCTTTATTTTATGTTCTTTTCTATTAAGTCTACTAATGCTGTGATTCTCTCTTGTCCTACAGGGAACTGCTTTGAAAGTTTAGCTACGTCTTTTTTACTTACTAGCTTCTCTGCTAGTCTAGTAATACTATTGTCTGCAGTCATAAACTCGCTGATTGGTGTCTTTGGGTTTAAGGCTGTTCTCTCTGCTGAGAGCAATACTGTTCTGTCAGCTATTGGATCCACACTTCTTTTAGCTCTAGCTATCGGATATATCATTGCGTTTTCATTTAATCTAGCAACCTCTTTATCATTAAGTTGTGCTCCTGTTAATGTTTTTTCTTTAAGGTCTCCACTAGTGTTCATAACTCCAGCTTGAGCCATGCCTCCATATCTATTACCAACTTCTTGGATTTCTCTAGCTCTTTGATCGTTTAGGTCTCCTTTTAAGAATCCCCATAGAGATTTGAGAGGATTACCTCCTCCACTTGCTCCAAACATTGCTCCTGCATAAGGGCTATTTAGTACGTCTTGGTATCTTCCTTTTGAATCGATATACTCGAGATCAAGGTGTGGTCCAGTTGAGTTACCAGTATTTCCTGTCTTAGCAAATATGGTTCCTCCTTTTAACCTCTGACCTGCCTGTGCTCTCACTGATCCTCTATCTAAGTGAGAATATCTCATTAACTCTCCAGTGTCTGTGTTTCTAATAAGTACGCTATTCCCATATCCACTGTTATCGCCGTTTCCAATGAAACCTTCTCGCTTTGCTCCACCCCAACTATCAACAACTTCCCACTCTCCTGGTGGTATAGCAACTGGAGTTCCCTTTTTGGCTCCAAAATCTGTTCCATAGTTTATTCCTCCTGAAAATACTTCAACTCCTGGATTCTTATTACCAAACTTTTGAGTAACCTGAACTCCACTTGGTAAGATAGATCCTTGATCTCCGTGCATCTCAACACTCATTTGTACTCCAGTTGTAGGATCTCCTTCAGAAACTTGTGTTCTAGCATCTTGAGCATTCATTTGTCTTAGTGCTTGTTGTCGTTCTCTTTCAGCATCTTTGGCTAGTTTAACCTGTAGTTTCATAGCTTCTGTTTGGAGTGCTATCTCTGCTGGCTCCGCTAGTCCTGCAATATCACCCTTAAAGGTTTGTAGGTCTTTCTTAAAGTCTGATATATCTCCTCCTGGTAAAGAAACTTCACCTGGAAGAGCAACTTGTCCTGGTTGAGATACACTTTGAAACTTAGATAGGTCTTGTTTGAAATCGGACATTATAATCCAGCTATGGAAAGCTCCTCTCTTTGTAGTGCTAACTCTTTGATTCTGTCTTCAGTTTGTACTTGTTCTCTTCGAATAGCTGCCAGTCTCTTATCAAGATCTCTTTGTGCACCTTCTCTCTGTCTATCGATTGATAGTTCAGTGTCTTGTGCACCCCTTCTTGCTCCAGTAGTAATATCTTCTAATCTTCTAACTGATTCAAGCTGACCTCTTTCAGTTGCTAGCTCTCTTCTACCTCTCTCTAGCTCAGCACCTCTTTGGAATGGCTGAGTTTCAAATAACTCTCTTTGTCTTCGCTGTTGTTCTTCTCTCTTCTTCTCAATACCAGATCCGAGTAATCCTCTGCGATTAAACTCTTCTCTACGTTGTTGTTCTTCGATTCCTTGAGTGAATGTTTGTTGTTGAGCAAACTGTTTTTCCCTCTTCAGTAAATCTTGTGTCTCTAGCTCTTGTGCTTGAAGAAAATCTTGAAGATCTGCCTTTTCTCTTTCCGTTCTTTGTTGAAAATCAAACGGTATTCTTCCTACTTGTTTCTCTAGTTCGTTAGATACTTGTTCAAAGAACTCAGCCCTAACTTGATCATTGGAACCCAAAGCTATTTTGTGTTGTTTGTCTAGAAACTGAGTAATAAAGTTAAAATCACCTTGAGCTTCTTTTCTCAAATCATTAACATAGTTACCAACTTGTCCAAGCTGTTCTTCTAGTGTTTTTCTAAACGTGGTTTGTTCTGACATAATGTTCCTTAAATTATAAATATTCCTCCACCGCAGTAGTCATGTCCACCTGTGGACTCACTAGCACTTGGGCTTGTTGTTCCTGATACGCTACATGATTCTATTCTGATTCTTCCAACTGATCCGCTAGGTGCTCGTCCACCAGATGAATAAACATATCCTGAAGTTCCACCAGTTCCAGCTGATGCTGTAATAGTTCCTGAAACATCTACTGTTTTAGATTTTACTAAGATAGAGCCTCCTGCTCCACCTGCTCCGCCTCCACCTCCACTACCTCCGTTACCACCATTACCACCATTTGAGACCAAAGAAGCACTACTTATAATACTCCCAGAATAAACAACTATTATTCCACCACTAGCACCACCAACTCCACCTATGTTTGCATCATAAGTAGTACCACCAGATCCACCTGCTCCTCCAAAATATAAAGAGGTTAAGGTTGCTTGACCTACTGATGCACCTCCATATCCAGGATAACCAGTTGGTCCTCCGCTTGTAGTTCCACTACTAGCGTGTCCACCAGATCCACCATCACCGCAGTATGGGTTTGCAGTGTTTTGTCCACCACCACCTCCTGAGTTTCCATTTGCTGTTGCAGTGTTTGCTACACTAGCTCCAGAAGTTCCTTCTCCAGAAGCACCTCTTGTGTACCCACCTGGGACTGCACCACCCCTGTAACCTTTGCCACTTGCTGTAACTGTTCCAGAGAAAGTTCCTGAACAAGCTATTGCAAATACTCCTCCATCATCTCCATCCCATGCGTCTACTGTTAGAGAGCCTGTGACTTCACTTGCTTCTTTAACTATCAGTACCTGAGCCTGTGAAGCTCCTGAGTCTGTATAAGTATTCTCTAAAGGGTGTACTAGCGTAACCGTACCAGTAGCATAGGAAGCGACTCTGTTGTCTTCATAAGCTCCAACACCAGTTCCTCTTGATTGGATAATGAACAATCTGTCGCCAGCAGCAAAAGTGCCAGTGGCTGTAAGCGAGGACGCACCAGATGTTCCAGAGCAGGTGTACTTGAGGGGTGTATAGCTACCAAGAGCTACAACCCCATCTTTACCGTTGCCTATTCCAAGATAGCGTTGTGCCATTTATTTCTTTTCCTCTTTGTATACTATTTTCATTTTTACATTGAATCCTGGATCTACTGGTAGTCTTAGACCAGACATTTCCTCATTCATTTCCTCTGGTAGTCTTACCTCTTCCATGAAAGCTGCGTAATGTTTAGCACATACATCTTTACCAGATGGTTGTACTACTCCTACTGCATCTACATCTGTGTCGCAGAAGTCGCAGATTGTTATTTCTCTTGTTAATGTTTTTTTCATATATCCTTTATATGTTTATATATCCTAAGTCGTACTTTTTATGACAAGATGGGCATAAAGCAATGTAGTCATTTAGTTCTCTCTTATATTCTCCAGATATATTTGCCCAATGAAGATAGCTTCTATTATTTATTGTTTTGTTTGGTTTTCCACAATATTGGCACTCATCTGGTCTTATTTTGTATTTGTACAGCCATCTATGTAAACCGCTGTAACTAACCCTGTTTCCTTTCCATTGTTTGGCTTTTTCTTGTCTTAGTGACTTGCTTATAGCCTCACGATGTTTTTTAGTTATTACTTGTTTAGACCTAGCTATTTTTATAGCTTTAATCCTACATTCCTTTGAGCAGGTTTTTTTTAAGTTCCCGCTCTTTCCATACTTGTTAAAGTTCTTTTTGCAAACTTTGCATGTGGCTTGCTTTTTTTGTCCCTTGTTCCAGGGTTTTGATCCTTTTTTAAAGGTTCCTTTTTTTGTTCTATTCATGTGGTCATGCTACCACACTTCGTACTTCCTACCTAGTGTTACTTCAACACAATAGTTAGATCAGCCCCCGAGACGGAAGAACCGACTTGGTCGATATCTACTGTTAGTACATCTTCGTCAGAGAGAGCTGTAGTATCAAAGCTTGATTGAGTTGCCTCTGTTCCTGCTGCTGAGATTGTTAATCTGTTAGCCTGGGTTGTTGCCCAGATAGATGTTCCATTAAGGTTAATGTCTATGATTAGATCTGCTGCTGTTGGTGCAGTCTTTACATAGGCGTATGCCTTAGTAACTGTTTGTGCTCCGATTACTACATGAGCGTTAGTTACACTTGTTCCTGTAGTAAGAGTTCCTGTTATAGCAAATCCATATCCGTTTGGAATAGCTTTTGAGTCTGTTCCATTGTGACTATGTCCTGTGCTGGTGTTGAAAGATAACTTACTCTCGACTATACCTGCTGAAGCATCAATGTTATCGTTATCGATACCTCCATTAAACTCGTTGTAGATCGTTGTTTCGTTGTCATTGTTTTCAGTAGGATCGATCGTGTTTCCTGCTGTGTAACTGTTCGGCCTGACTATGGTTCCCATTATTTTCTCCTTTGTATCCGTCTTTTTCTTAATCCTTTGTTTTTGTCATATTGACCATGGCATTTTGGACAGAGACGAATGTAATCCTCCAAAACCCTTTTATACTTATGATCTATATTAGCCCAGTGATATCTTTTATTTTTATCATCTAAGCCACACATCTCACATTTTTTAATATTACCCTTCCATCTGGTTACCCATTTATGAAGGTCGTGATAATCTACTTCATCACCTTTCCAGTTGCAGTTATTCTCTCCAATCATCCATGGTGTATTTCTACTTCCACCCCATGTCTGAACTCCCTTGTTAGCTTTACTAATCTTCTCTCTTATCCATTTTGATAATGAACCAGTTTTGATTCCTCTGGTTTTATCTGCACCAATACGACCATTACTAAGACAAGAACATTTCCTACTACAAAAAACCTGCTCTTTCCTCTTTGGTTTGAACTCGTTATTGCATTCTATGCAGTTCATTACTTCACCTTTTTCGTTTTGATAGCTAGTGTATATGGATACATTTTAACGTCTTCACCTGCTGCATCGTTCTCAAACCTGACTTGGATTTGTTCTGATGCTCTAATAGTTGAAAACTTCTTCTTTATTTCACCTTGATAACCCCAGGTAGCTGTATCCCAGACTCCTGTGTTCCAAAGATCTCCAGAGGAGAGGTTAATAACTCCCCTATTGGTATATACCTGTCCATCCACACTCGTGTAGACAGTCACATCATAGTCGCCACCAGATTGGACTCCCACCTTCATAAACCTGAAGGTTTTATCCATCTCTGGTTGTCTTAGGTCGATCATCTTTGATCTGTAGTCAAAGTCGATCTTTCCACTGTTTGCTAGTGTCCCAACCGCAGCAACGTCAGTTGATCCAGTCTCCCCTATGAAGACTTTGGAATCTGCTGATCCGTTACCGAAGTAAAGGGTGAGTTGACTGCTCGGTCTGTGCACAGCAAATACTGCTGGCTGCCACCCTGTGTACTTAGTCCATGGAAATGGATTGTAAGGTTTATCTAAAGTTATTCTTGTATCTGCAACCATGACAATGTTGTTATAAGTGCTAGAGCCTGTAGGCATAGCATAATAAACTCTCTTGTCGTATAGAGTTGCACATATCTTATCTAAAGCTGATGGGTTAAGACTGTCTATAGTTCCCTGGATGTTTCCAGATACTATTCCAGTTAAAGGTGATCCACCCTCTTCGTTTCTCCTCAAGGATCTGATTCCATCATCACTCATAAACCATAGATCGTTTCCGATTTGTACGATTGATCTGTGAGATACACATCCGATTGAGTTTTCCACATTTACTAAGTTATTTACTGTTCCTGATAGTTTCCAGTCTGCTGGTCCGCTACCAGAGAGAACATATACAGATTTGCGTTTAAAGACTACTAGATATTCACCAAGTATCCCCAATCCTGTGATTTCTTGTCCATCAGATAGTCCTACATCAAAGTAGTCTGTTCCTGTAGTGAAAGTGTCTGGGTCTCCAATGTTTGAGAACCATACTCTTGCTGGATATTTAGTTCCGTTAAGATCTGATTCACCAGCCATAAAAAGGTAGTTCTTCCACCATAGTCCGTATTTGGCTTTAGGAACTGTAGTTGCACCCATGTCTACTAGACCTGAGTTTAGTACAACACTTGCTCCATCCCAGGAGTGAGTATTATCAGTTCCATTGAACAAATACATCTTATTATTAGCGATCACATATTCGGTGTCTAAACCAGTGGTAAAGCCATTGTCCATGGTTGTCCATGTAGCACTGTTTAGGTACCTTAGATTAGTTCCTGTGGTACTTAAAATCCACTTCGTACCGTCATCTTCTCTCCATCCTGTTAAGCCTGTGATTGCAGTAGAGCCTGTGTCATCTCCGACAGCACTCATACCAGCTCTCTTCTCCAAAGCACCCACACTACTAACGTAAGCGTTCTGGACTAAGACAGCCTCTTCATCACGAAGTTGGTCGATCTCATCAGCATCGTTCATTCCTCCGCTGTATGAATAGTTTATGTAGTTAAAAAAGTTTCTAGCCATATTAGAGCCTTAAAGGACTTGAGTTTCCTGTACGATTTGGTTGCTTGTAGCCTGTGAACTCTTGCTTGCTCATCATCTTGACTCTAGCACCTCTCTTCTTTTTACTATCTTCTCTCTTAGCAAGGTTTACAAAGTATTGGTAAGTTCCAGGAATCGGACTCCTTGGATTACCCATAATAAGTCTAGCTTCTGATTGTTCTTCATCGTATGAGTTGTAAGTAGCGAATGCGTAGAGGATTAAAGCCTCATGATATTCCTCTGGCATATTAGCTATGTCTGAGTCACTTGGGCTATCTCCAGCGTCAGTTAAGTTGGTTGGTTTTCTAATGTACCAAAGCTCAATGTTGTTACTTGTAGTTGTACTTGGGGTAGGGTGGATTACTAACTTGCCACCAAACTCTGTGAAAGTCTTTTCACTTGTCTCAACCAAGTCTCTTAACTCATGAGGTGTGAACCTGTACACATTCTTAGAGGTTGATGTTGAGTCTATTTGTACTTCAGTTGCTCTCTTATAGTCTGTTGGGACTACATATTCTGCTTGTGAAGCTACGGTTGAAGCTGTTTGTTTTTTCTCTAACCATGAGAAGTCTGATTCCATACAGAAAGCTCTCATAGCTTGGTTAATCCAATAGGTCATTTGTGCGTTATCTATCTCTGGTTCAGATCCGATTCTTGCGTTTAAATCTGCTAGCATCTCGTTAAGTGTCATATTATTCTTTCCAGGCTGTTTCTAGTTGGGTGCCTGTTGCCCAATCTGTGTTTCCTTCTACATAATATCCGTCATAAGCCACGTAGTCAATGTTATAGGGTAGTGCATTGTCAAAAAGTAGTGCTACGTCTTGATTAAAACCGTCTCCTACTGTCCATCCTGTTTCTATAGTATTTATGTCTGTCCATGTTGTCATATTAAAAGAACATTACCTTTGGAGTAAATGTTACTCCGCTAACTGGTGTCCAGAATGTACTAGGACTGTTTTGGTTGTTGTATTCAGTGGTGATCCAGTCATTAGATAGAGCTTCTCCAACAAGCCTAACCTCATCTATTTCTCCATCAAGGGGAATAATGTCTGATCCAGAGTTATTTTGTATTCCAACTCTTACATAATTAGTTCCTGCATAACCAGAGGCATTTGTCCAAGATACAGAAGTTTCTCCTGTTCCGTTTAAATACATTCCAATATTTGTTCCGTCATATCTTGCAGTTACAAGAATATATGTGTCTGTAGTAATATCATTGGTTGAATTAAGTTGTTGATAGTCTGTTCCTAAAACAGAACCAGTATTTCTACCACTTCTTATTTTAGCTTTAGCACCATCCATGTATAAAAGTATTCCTGCCCTATTAGTATTTTCTGAGTAGGTTTGAAAGATACGACCATCATTTGTATCTGTTTTTACCCACGCACTAACAGTCCAGTTTCCAGTTGGTTTTAAAGCAGAACTATCGGTAACTACTATTTTACTATCTGATCCATTCCAACTACCACCCTGACCTATTTTCCCATTAGCATCAGAATAAGTAATATTAGTATCAGTTCCGTCTGCTCCATTAGAGGTACTATCAAGAGACTGTCCTTCTAAGTGATCTACATATCTATAAGTGCTTCCCCACACATTCTCACTACCAAAAGTAGCATCTGCGTCATAGGCTACTGCATCTGAGTTTCCATACCAGATAAATAGGCTTGTAGCTGAGTTATAGCTTAGAGTAGGTACTTTAGCCCATATCTCTGCTGTAGATCCTGCTGTATCTAAACTAACTATTTCAAAAGGTACTTCTGTTGTACCTGCTGAGTCTGTGGTGATACGGAGGTCTGATCCACCCTCATAAAGAGCTTGAACATCTTTAGCTGACAAAGCCTTTCCATTAAATAAAGCAATATCATCTAAATCACCATCCCAAAACTGAAAGTTTGTTCCAGTACTATTTCTAGTTCCTACTCTGACATAACTTGTTCCACCATATACAGGAGCATTAGCCCAAGATGCTGAAGCATCTAGTTGCCCATCTATATATACTTTTACAGTTGATCCATCCCATGTTCCTGCTAAATGATGCCATGATCCATCATTTACAGTTTTTGTTGTAAATGGTTCTACAAAATCAGTATTAAGTGTTGTTCCACTATTTTTTCCACTTATTAAAGCTATTTGACCATTTAAGATTTCTAATCTTATTCCAGCTACAGCAGTGTTTTGTGAATATGACTGAAAAATAGTCATAGCACCAGATGTGCTGGTTTTAACCCAAGCAGTTACACTGAAGTTTCCAGTTGGTTTAAAATCTGCGTGATCTGTTGCTGAATATGCTTGAGAAGAAGCTGAAGCTAGAGCAACTCCACCACCAAACTTACCAGTTGTTTCTGTTGGTGTAGCTATTGCACTAAGAGTATGTGATTCTCCAGATGTGTCAGTAGTTAAAGCACCACTTTCAAATCTATAATATGCTTTAAGGGTAGAATCATTTAAATATCCAGTATCATTTATCTCACCAGTATTCAACCCTGCATATACATCACTTGTTAAGTTTCCATCTGCTATTAGAGCTGGGTAGTCTGTTAAGTTACTGCTTCCTGATACTTTAGTATTATCTGATTGTATTTCTAGTGAGCCAGTCCAATCTCCGCTACCACCAGGTGTAGAGTCAATAGAATCAACTGATTGTAAGTAATCATCAAAATAAGCCCTATTAGAGCTATGAGGATTATTAAGAGCTAGGTTTCCACTTTGAGATATTCTTCCATTAGGATCTGTTTCATCCCATTTAGCTGTATCAATAGTTGTTCCAGTAAAATCATCTGTAAAAACATAACTTGATGGAGTTGCTGATGTATAAGCACCCTTTGAAAAATAAAGATCATCAATGGTAATAGGATTAGCACCATTAAAAGCAGTATTATCAGATGATGTCATATATGTATATAAAACATCTCCAAGATCATAGGTTTGAGTTGTACCCATTTGAACCCAACCAGAGTTGTAATAATAAAACTTAATCTCATTATTATCTGTGTTGTATTCAATCTTTACATTCTTTCCCTTAGTGATTGCTGTATTAAAAGAATAAACACTTGATCCTCCAACAACTATTTGTAGTCTATATGCGTTGGTTGTTGTTCCATTTCTTGAAATAATCCAGGCATAGGTGTCTGGAGTACCATCAACTGCCATCATTAAACCACCCTGAGCCTCTTGAGCTGAGTC